AACCTTTCAAAGTTTCTTCATCTAATTCCATTGACTGAGGATTATGATTTTCAATAACCCTGCCGCACTCTTTAAACTGTCCAGTCCAAAGATATGCTTCAGTCATCAAATACTCTCTAAGACACGTATTTCCATATTCATCTTTATCTTCAAAAAACTGAAACCAAACCTTAGCATCTGGTGCTACGAACCCATAAGGTTTAGTCAGTTTTGAGAATTTAATCCCATCACTATCAATTATAACTTGGTCACCATGGTCTTCAAAATCTCCCTTATCCTCAGTATATTGACCAACAATAGGACAACCTCGTAATGTCTTAGACATTTCTGTTGCAGTTGCTTTATCAATATAGCTATTGTTTCTGTTAAATCCTACATAAAGAACTTTAACTTCACATTTAGACATCAATGGGTTTAAATCCATTGGTTTGAGATTTATAAATTCAGGTGAATCAATAGTAGCAACACTAATTCTGTTATTCATCTTTACCTCCTTTAATTAGAACTAAATCGTCAATTGTCAGATTGCTTATTTCATTATACTTAATTCTAATAAGAGGAATCTTATTCTTTAATGCCCACTCATCTTTTATGCGGTCTCTCACAATGCCTTCTTCTGAATAAAAGCCATTCTTTTTATTATAATGTTGCTCTCCATCAAATTCAATTATATAAGCGCCATTCACAAAAAAATCGAATCTTAATTTTCTTCCTGTCTTTGGATTTATACAATCATCAAAAGTTTTTTCTCTCTCAAAAAAGATATTGTTTTCCTCTAAAATTTTTGAAATCAGTTCTTCTCCATAAGACTTTAAGCAACCACAACTTTTAACTTCGCCGCTTCTAAGATATTTTCCCATAACTTCAAAAGTTTTTTGTGGATTACAAGAGCACTGGCATTCCCAAAAAGCTCTTCCGTTAATGGTCTTTGAAAATCTCAATACTTTTATTCGACCATATAGATTTCCAGTCTCATCAATCCGATATTGTGATACAGACCCCACATTTGATTTTCCAACTATTTTTGCAGCTTCTTTATTTAAACAGCCACAGCTTTTAACTCTACCACACCTTAAATCAACACCAGAAACTATTTTTCTTGTATGATTTTCGCATGAGCACTCGCACAACCAACATATTTTACCATTAGAGTTTTTTCCTGCTTCTTCTAAAACGGTTAATCTGAAATACTTGTTTCCAATTTCATTTATTTTTGGTGGCATTTAATTCATTGCCTCCTTATTTTGAATTGTTTTTTCTGATTTTTTATCATCCGATAACTCTTTTCTTCCAACTTTTGCCTCTTCTTCGTCAATATTTTTATTTTCTCTTAGTGCCCTTACTGAATCTGCATTCATTGTGCTAGATAGCATTGGCGGGACAAAAACATTGACAAGGTCGAGAACATCATTCTCAAAGTACGCGTTAGCAAGAACGCTGCTCTGCGATTGACCAAGCGCAATCTGTGGAAGCATCTTAGAATAACCGATTGTTGTTTGTTCTTTATAAAGTTTTGCCATTTCTTGATAGTTATAAATAGTTGTTGTTAATATCTGTGTTCTAAAATAAATCTTCTTAGGCTGTGTATTAAATTTCTTAATCACATCATTTAAGAAAATTTCAAATTGTAGAAGCATATTATACATGGTCGCCGCATCATTTAAAATAGAATTGGTTAATGCTAAGTTTCCTGTTGCATTAAACTGATTCTGAGACACGCCCGCTTCATTATATAATTGTCGCTCTACTCTTTGTAAATCATCAGTCTGACTTGATGCGGCATTACTATCTGTTAAATTTTCAACAGATACTTCCGCAAAAGTAGTCAAGACATCTACTCCAATTGCTTTGCCCAACATTTGCACAGCGTTATTGTGAAGCTGTTGTGCTTCATCAACATCAAAAATTAAGTCACCATTTTTATCCATTGGCATCTTTTGAATAACAATCTTCAAAAGTCTCTGCATTGTTTTCTTTCTGTCTAAGTCTTGTGCTTCATCTAAATCTAAGATAAGCGGAATGACAGAAATAAAAGCAGGATAATCTTCTCCATTGGCGGTGAACTTTACTGCTAAATTTGGGTCTAACAGATACCATCCTCTTTCATCTCCCGCATATTCGGGAGGTAGTTTTCCTTGTTTATATAAGGAATAACCCTTTTTAAATTCTGGCGGAAACATTTTTAATATTCTCATTCTTTGTTCAGTATCTCTGAAATTATCATCAAAGAATTTCATATTAAATTCCACAGCTGGCTTGCCGCCATAATTAAATCTACTTCTGCAATAGTTAGCAGGTAGTTCTTGTAATGTAACTCCATCATGTGTCTCTACTCTATAGCCATAATAACAACCAAATTTCAAAACTTGAAGAGCAATTTCTCCAAAGGTTTTCTTAACATTGAAATTATCTAATAGTTTTAAGCAATCTTTAAAACCTTTAAGAACCTTCTCTTTCTTCATTGATTCGTCTTGGATATAAGGAGTAACGTACCAGTCATAGCGATACATGAAAGCCATATACCTAATTATACGAGCATAAATTCCACTTGTTTTATAAAAGAAATCTGAAATTTCTCTCATTGTATTCAAGTCATAATTATCAATAGCTCGCATAACTGTCGTCTTGTCTGCTAATCTTGGATTTACCTTGCGATAATTACCTAAATTTAATACAGCATCTTCAAGCGACTTTGCTCCTATCTTTATTTTCCCAAAATCTGTTGCGGGAGCCACATATCCTGTTGTGGGTTTTGGATTTTCGGTATCTACACTTCCTCGCACTATATTGAAGCCTTTGCTTTTAATATCTTCTAATCTGTTTCGCAATGAAGTGACACCTCCTTATCATTCTTTCTATATTATATCAAAAATTTCGTGAAAAGTCAAGTAACTACTCACGAAAAATTTTACCAATTATTTGCTGCTTTCATTATATAATCATAATCCATAATTGACTCATCCCAATAGGGAATAGTAATTAGTTTATAGCCATGTTTTAAACAGTATTGCCTTTTCATTGAATCATTATACTGTTGTTGGATTAGACCTTTCTTGCCTCCAAACTTAGGCTTGGGTTCATAATGAACCTATGTTGGATTCCTTGATACTCAATCAAGAAATCCAACTCTCCGGCATCATCAAATACCGCAAAGTCAAATCTCAATGGTCTTCCACTAGAACTAATTAAATCAACAAAACTATACTCTTCTTTAAAGTCTATTCCCGCGCGAGTTAGTATCTCATGTATCTTAATTTCTCCACGACTACTTTTCATAATGCCTCAACCCCCCTTTCCAACCTCGTCTATATATCTCTCCCAATGAAGTTTTTCTTTAGACTCAGGGTGCCTACCTGATTGATGCGTTTTACTAGATAGTGCTGCACACAAAGTGTTTGCTTTAACTCCGCACCATTTCGCGGCTGCGGCTATGCTTTCAAATATCTCTCCTGTTTCTACACATCTTACCTGTTTGCACATTTTTCTTCTATATTCTTCATTTTGCCAAGCTTGTTTTTTGAGTTCTGATTGTATTTTGGAGATTCTTTCTCTTATATCTTTGTTCTCCCATACTCTTTTTGCAATATCAGAAATTTTTTTCTTTCTCTCTTCTGTCCAAGCTTGTTTTTGTTTCTTTTTGTATGAATCTGATTGCCACAATTCTTTCATTTGCTTTGATTTTTTCTCTTTATATTCTTTAGTATTTCTTTGCTTTTTTAGTTTATCTATTATATTGCTTTTTATTGTCGGGTTATCCCACAAGTCCGAAAAATGATACCCACTATAATTCATTTTATAGGTATTAAATCCATTTTCGACACTGTTATAATATGTAATATAATAAGCCTCTCTTTCGTCAGCTTCTTCTTTTGTCAAGTTTCTTTCTAAGACGCCATGCTCAAAAGAATCCCAACCGCCATTTTCATTTATTATATCTATGTTGAATTTAAGAGTTTTATATCCGTTTCCAGATTTACATCTCTCTTCAATACTTTGGCAAGTTTGTCCTATATAATATCTGCCATCTTTACTTTTATGGTAATAAACTAAAAATTTTCTATTCGTCTCCATAAAATTCTTCCTTGCTATAGTAATTTAAAATAAGCGGCAGACAATTTAACAACTTTTGCCCGCCGCTTTAAAAAAATTTTAGGTAAAAAACATAAAATCTGCGATAGAAAAACTTTTCTTTTTCTTTCTACTTTCTTCATCCTTTTTAATATAGTAAAGTCCATATTCAAGAGCAGAGAATTTATCCTTCTGAATACCGCTATTATTCCTCTTCAATATAATATTGGTTCCTTCATTTGATTGAACTAAATTCAATAACTGCTCCTTAAGGATTGTTGTTTGAACAAAAGGCATAAGGTGTTCTGCTCTTTGTTCCGGTGTCATATTCTGACCTACTTTTGTACTCATAAGCTTAACGCCTGCTTCCCTCTCATCAATAAGGAATTTTAATTTTCCAGTACCCATTTGAGTATGCACATAAGCATGTGCTTCTGTGTTAATTGGAGCATTTGCTTTTATTAAGTACATTGCATTTTTTAAGACTCCATCACTTCTATTGACATCTTTATATTGCGCTTGAACATCTTCAAATGTTCCTCCTTCAATACCAAATGGCGGATATTCATCCCCTGTCTCAGGGTCTATCTGTGTTTTTGTCATAAAGTCTATGAAGCCAATTCCTAATCCATTAGCATCAATGACAGCGCTTCTCGCCTTATACTTAAAGAATAGTTTTTTAATCTTTACCGCTTGCTCTTCAAAGTCCTTTCCTTCAATAGAAAAGATATTAACTATGGACTTGATATGCGCACCTTGCGGCTGCGGCAATACTTTTACTACAACTACCTCAGTATTACATCCTGTTCTACCTACGTCCACACCTAAGACATAGTATGTACTTTTTGCTTTTGCATTAACTCGTGCATCATATTCTGCTGTTATTAATTGGCGATGCTTATCAAATACTTCTGATGAGAAATAAGCTTTATCAGAGATCCATGTCTAAGTTCTTTT